GCGATATGCGTTCACGAAGGTGACGAATGGAGCTACGAGAACTGCTCGTTCTACTACATGGTGCAAAAGGAAAAGCTAGCAATGTCGCAACCACAGTTCTACGCGACAATGTATCCCGAGTTTAAGAGTGACATACATCGGTTTGATAATCTAGCTTCATGGTCTCTAGGTATTTTAAAAGCACACCGAGTCGAACGATGCTTCATCGAAGGGTACGCGTTCGGAGCGGTTGGTCGCGTCTTTCAGATCGCAGAGAACGCAGGAGTCCTTAAATACAAGGCGTGGAAGGATGGACTTAACTTTGAGGTATATCCGCCAACAGTAATTAAGAAGTTTGCGACAACTAAAGGTAACGCAAACAAAGAAAAGATGTATGAAGCATTTATACAAGAAAACTCGGTTGACATTCGCGAAAAAGTTGGTATATTGAATATTAATCAGTGGAATCCAGTTTCGGATATTGTTGATTCCTACTACATCGCAAAGCTAGGCTTCATGAAGGAGAGAGAAAATGTTGATCAAGCGTAAGAGCATTCTGACTGGTATCGAGCGTACTCGTAACATTCCGGTCAACCCAGAGGATATGGAAGCATGGCAGGCTGGCTACGGTAGCATCCAAGATCTCATGCCCTACCTAAATGATACTGACCGCGAATTCATTCTCTCAGGTATCACCACGAAAGAATGGGACGAGGCATTCTCTTGATTATTATATTCAACGGTCCTCCCGGTTCAGGCAAAGACGAAGCCGCGGCGTATTTTAAACTCCGCGGCTTCAAACATCTGAGTTTTAAACACGCTCTCTTTAAAGAAACAATCGCGTTCTTCGACGTTGACGAGGAATGGTTTATGAATGGATATAACGATCGGGCTGTTAAGGAACAGCCGGAAGAACTTCTTGAAGACATGTCTCGACGAGAAGCAATGATCTACGTCTCAGAAGAAATCACAAAGCCGGCGCTAGGAAAGGACATCTTTGGAGTCTGCGTGGCTCGAGAGATCGAGGACGGAATGAACTATGCCATCTCAGACGGTGGCTTTGAAGAAGAATTGATTCCTCTTATAAATAGAGTTGGAACACAGAATATTGTTCTGGTTCAGCTGACACGAGATGGATGCGATTACTCTTCAGACTCCCGCCGATATTTTAACGGAAGACTCGAAAAAGAGTACATTATTCAAAAATCTACAAAGATCGATAGAGAACACGTACTACCAAAAGAATTTTCTATTCGCACCTATCGTGTACATAACAATGGTTCTCTCAATGAGTTCCATGAAATTCTTAGCGATATTTACGAAAAGGAATGTAATGAACACGCAGAAACAAAAGACGTCGCCTAGGATATTCTACGAGAATCCATTCGACCTAGAGACGATGTTCGAATCTTTAAGTATTGCATCTAAACACGATAAAGAACTCATATTCATAGATAGATTAGTATCTCTATTAAGATTAAATCCAGAAGCAGATCTCACAACGTTAAGTTTTAAAATACTGTCAGATCTAAACATCGTAAAACTTGAAACATACTAAACACGGAGTATTATATTATGGCCAAGACGAACAACACTTCAAACGGAGAGCGTCCTAACGTAAACCGCAAGCTTCTAAACTCTATTCGTAGAGAAAGAACCGGCGCAGACGCTATGCTGAATAAACAAAAGGCATGGTTGAACGGTTCAAATCCCTGGCTGACTATCGAGAACCCAAACAAAGAGCAGACGAATAAGAAGTTTATTCGCGTTCGTATGAACGATATGAACGGCGGCCCTGCTAAGGAACGTTACAAAAAACTCTATGTGATGCAGTAAGGATTTAGACATGGAATGGGATAGAGACGACATCATTCGTAAACTGAATGAAACGATCTGTAAGATCATCTTTACAAAGGCAAACGGAGAGACTCGAGTGATGCACTGCACTCTATCAGAAGAGTTTCTACCAGCTCAAGTAGACCTTGAAGAAGCAATTCAGAAGAAAGCTCCAAACAACGACGTGCTCGCAGTCTGGGATGTTGAAGTAAACGGATGGCGTTCTTTCCGTTGGGACTCGCTTAAAGAGTTTGGTACAGTAGAAAAATAATGAGCTGCATTTACAAAGGAAACGTTGTAGATACAAACCTCTCTCGCAATGCTCGTGGAGGCACTGAGATGATGCGAGAGAGGCTGCTCAATAATGTTCCACAAGAACTTCTACAAAATTTTGCAATTCACTTCTCTCGCCCTCGTGAGATACATAAAGCCGTAAAGAATATCTTTTACTGTCACGATCTTGTTATGGACCCTGAGAATAAGATTCTCAGAGACGATGGGTGGAAGATGTTCGATCACTTCGTCTTCGTTTCATATTGGCAGAGAGATCAGTATGTGTCGGTGTATGGTATTCCGTACTCGAGATGCACGGTGATTCCAAATGCGATCGAGCTTGAGTATCAACCGATTCAAAAGAGAACGGATCAGATACGTTTCATCTATCATACGACTCCACATCGTGGATTGGAACTCGTATATCCTATCTTTGATGCGCTGTCGAAACAGTTTGATAACATTCACCTAGATGTATACTCATCGTTTAAGATCTATGGTTGGGAACAGAGAGATAAGCCATACGAACAACTCTTTGAGAAGTTAAAGGCTCATCCAAAGATCACATATCATGGATCCAAGAGCAATGACGAAGTTCTTGCTGCACTAAAGGAATCGCATATCTTTCTCTTTCCTTCGATCTGGCAAGAAACATCTTGCATCGCAATGATAGAAGCAATTCGTTCTGGCGTCCTGGTAATTCATCCTTCGTATGCAGCCTTACCAGAAACTTCATCGAGTGCTACGCTCATGTATGAATACACGGAGGATGTTCAAGAACACGTAAATATCGCGTTCATCGTGACAAAGAACCTTCTAGAAGCTCAAAGAAACAACGAGAACTTTTTAAACATAATCACGTCTTCAGACCGGCACGCATTGCCGAGGAATGGTATAAATAGGTTTAAGAGTTCTTGGATCAATCTATTAAGGCGTTTAGATAATGGCTGAAATCATAAAGTTTCCTAAAATGAAGCTCGACGCACCACCACAGTCTCTGGAGGAGCTTTCAGAAAAACTAACTGAATATAGAACCAGTTTTTCTAACGATGTTGCCGAGAGTCTTTGGAACCTTGTTCTAGTAGAGATGGTTCGTTCCGGTTGTAGATTTGAAGAAGACACGGAAAAGTTCTATCCATCAATCATTCTTCTTTTAGAATCGATTCGTTCACTTCATCTTATGGCAAGTGGTATTCACCACCCGCTGCAAGACTTTGCAGAAGAATTTATAGAAAGTGAAGAAATCGATAAAGAAATGATTGACATTGGTGAATTACTAGAGTAATATCTAATCTGTAAGATCCAAATATAAGAGAAACATATAACATGCCAATTTTGATTGACTTTAACCAAGTGATGCTAGCATCTCTATTTGCTGGTATCGGCAACCATCACAACATTGACGTAGACGAGAATCTGCTTCGTCACATGTTCCTAAACTCATTGCGCTATAACCGAAAAAAGTTTCACCAAGAGTTTGGTGAGATCGTAATCTGCGCTGACGGTAAGAATTCTTGGCGCCGCGAAATCTTTCCTTACTACAAGGCTGCGCGTCGCAAGTCCCGTGAAGAGTCTGAACTCGACTGGAACGAACTGTTTCGTATCATCAATACGATCCGCACCGAGATCAAAGATCACTTTCCCTACAAAGTAATTCATATCGACCATTGTGAAGCCGATGATATCATCGGAGCCGTCGTACATGAGTTTGGGACGGAACTAAATATCGGTAACGATCAATTCCTTATTCTTTCAGGTGATAAGGACTACATCCAACTTCATAAGTATGCGAATGTAAAGCAATACGATCCTGTTCGCAAGAAGTGGGTTCAAAACTCAGATCCCGATAAATACCTCATGGAACATATTCTAAAGGGTGATGGCGGAGACGGTGTGCCAAACATTCTCTCTCCTGATAACTGTCTTGCTATTGGTGAACGCCAAAAGATGATGACTGCAAAGCGCCTTGCTGATCTCTCAAAGGGTCCGCAGAGTATGGATGAAGCGACTCTTAGAAACTATCATCGCAATAAGATGATGATTGATCTAGGAGAAATCCCTGAGAACTACAAGACTAAAATTCTAGAAGAATACAACAAAGAAAAAGACATCGGCAGATCGCAACTGTTTAACTATTTTGTCGAAAAGAAACTCAAAAACCTCATCACTGACCTACAGGATTTTTAATGATACTCTCACTATCTGAAATCGTAAACAAAGCAGCCGAGCTTAAAACGGTTCAAGAAAAGATTGACTGGCTGCGAAAGAATGACTCTCAGCCACTCAGAACAGTTCTTAAGTTCACTTACGATAAGAGCGTAAAGTTTCTTATTCCAGATACTCCGCCACCGTGGAAAAAGAATAGCTACATTGGTGTAGAGGGTATGCTCCTAAAAGAAGCTCGTCGTCTTCGTATCTTCGTAGAAGGTGGTGGTTATGATAACCTCAACCAAGTAAAGAGAGAGAACCTCTTCATTAGTCTACTTGAGGATGTCGACAATAATGATGCTGAGCTGCTCTGCAAGATGATCGCTCAAAAACCACTCGCGGGTCTTACTCGCAATGTAATCGTTCAAGCGTTCCCAGGTCTTATCGAAGGAGTAAAAGAGGAACAAAATGGCTAAGTCGTTTAAGAAATTTCGTGAAGAATGGGATGATGAGTGGGAAGATGACGTTAGTGACAAAGATCGAAAACTTCAGAGTAGACGTGACCAGCGTCGCAAGAAATCAGCTGAAAAATTATCCAGATTCGACGAAAAGGTTGACGATTAATAATATGGAAAAAGTGATCCTCGCAGACGTTGACGGCTGCATGCTTTTGTGGAAGAGCGCGTTTATGAATTGGATGTCTCGCCATGGATATGAACGAAAGAATAAAGACGACTCTGACATCTATGAGATAGAAGATCTATACGGTATCTCCAAAGAAAGATCTGACGAGATGGTGGATTTCTTTAACGAGAGTATTCATATGGGTCAGCTTCCTCCTCTACGAGACGCCATTAAGTATGTTCGTAAACTCCACGAAGAACACGGCTTTGTATTCCACTGCATTACCGCAGTTGGCACTCATCCGCTCGTTCATAAACTTCGCCAAGAGAACCTAAACAGAGTCTTCGGCGATAGTGTAGTAGAACGTCTAGTATGCACAGCATCCAGCAAGGATAAAGAACCGATCCTTCGTGAGTACAAAGACTCTGGTCTTTTCTGGATCGAGGACAAAGTATCGAACGCAATCATGGGAGCTGAACTTGGTCTTAAGCCGATCGTGATTAACCATGACTACAATCTTAAGTACGAAGGCGATTTTATTCGAGTAAATAAGTGGAAAGAAATATACGATATCGTCGTAGATCAAGCACTTTGATCTAATAAATAACAGTAAGCAGATCATATTATGACTTGGCGGTCTGCACGAAAGGCCGCCAATTTTGTTATTCACAGGAGCATAGATGCCGGTATACAGTTTTAGAGACACTGATACGCACGAAGAATTTGAAGCTACCATGCGATACTCTGAGCTGGAAGAGTATCTAAAAACCAACTCTCATATCAAACAAATATTTACTAGATTCCCGGGAACAGTTGACTCGGTTCGCATCGGCATACGCAAGCCAGATGATAATTTTCGCGATGTGTTGAAAAAAGCAAAAGTTCATAAACATAA